TACAGGCTGCCAACCTTCCCTGAACATTTTAGAAACATGAGTATTATCGGACTGACCCAAAAGAGATGTCTTCACCCACCTGAATACATAACCGGCTTGCGGTGCTGGATCAGGAAGGATTGCAGCAGGCTTCCAGCTATCAGTTGGTCGCTGATCTTCTGTTCGAGTAGTAATGGTTCTTGGTGTGCGCTCATCAGTCATTGCAAGGACTCCTTAGCGAGTTGCCTCGCATACTGTTCTGGGGTTAAACCCAATCTCTTAGCGAGGGAGAGTTGGGTGGACGTTAGCCGTACTTTGCGCGGTTTAGTACCGTTGCTCCTTGCGGAGGGTGCTACCACCGTCGAGGGTTGATTGTCAGTCACGGTTGCGCCACGTCCATCTGGATCGCCTTCATCCTGCCAATCATATTCTGGGAAAGCGTTTCTTAAACGCTTATCAATCTGTCGAAAGTATTCGTTGCTGTTAGGCTGTATACCTTTCTTGATTAACGAGGCATGAGTCCCGTAAGCGAGACTTGTCATCTCCTCGTAACCATCTTGCATAAACCAAGGGTTTTTGTTGGCCCAATCCTGGGCTTCCGGGTCTACCTGCCTTGGTTGTTGCTGTTGTGCCACACTTTGAGCTGCTTCATTTGCAATTCTTTGTTGATAAAACTGCTGTTCTTGCTGCTCTCTTTGCGCTTGGCTTTGAGCCAGGTTGTTTTCGTACCTTTCGGCCTCAGACATTTCTGCCTGCGCCCTCATTAAGTTTTCTTGCGAAGATACAACACGATCCGTGTCGCCCTCTTCGTAAGCTTGCTTATAGCTATTCCTAGCCTCTTGCAAAGCCAACTCAGCTCTTTGTTTAATTTGGGAGACTAAAGCAGCCTCACCACGATTAATTAAAGCTTCGTTTTCTTTGTTTCTTTGGTTGAGTTGCTCTGCTACACGTACAGCTTCTTCACGCATCTTTTCAGCGGCTTCCCGCTTTCTGCGCTCCTCGTGCTGTTCATACCGCAGCTTGTTGATTCTTTTCTGAACCTTCTCGCTGTAACCACTTAGCTCATCATCATCGATGTCATCATCATCAGATGATTCTGCCTTGGGCGGTCTACGATCTAACTCATCGCGGTCATCTATGACCTCTAGATCTAACTGGCTGTCTTCATCCAAAACATCGTTGGACTTTTTGCCAATCTGAGTTTTTACACCAAAGAATTTTTCTTCAGCAGTGTGTGTCTGCTCTTGCTCAGAGTCGTATTCTGCTTCGCTCATACCTTCAATATACCCCTTGGATCTTCTACGACAGCTTCAACAGAATCGTCGTTAATCAAACGAAACTCTTTCCCATGCACCTTAAATCGGGTGCCGGAGTAAGATCTCATTAAGATAAAATCACCTTTACGGCAGAAGGGGCCAGTTGGGAAGCGGTTAGGGTCTTTATAAGCGTCGTCTCCTAGTTCTAGAACTAGGCCAACAATAGACCCCACCTCTTCGTCATTCAGAGTTTTGGCAGACTTGAGAATGCCTCCCTCCGTCATTTCATCTGGCTCAAATAGAGCGATTAACAGTTTGTAACCTTTCGGCTGAGGCAACTGTTTAGCCTTGCGAGTATTTTCATCCTCGTTGTCTGCGTTTATTGAAACATCAACTGCTCCAACTTCGCCTTTTGCTAATGCTTCTGACATTAGTTAACTTCCTTGCACTGGAAAAAAGCGTCCAGAGTCGCTTGCACTACTTTTCGTAGCGTTTATTCAGACTCGAATCTAGCCTTCAAGTCTAAAATTTCTCTCTCTGCGATAGCTAATCCCTCGATAATACCGCATAGTTTTGTGTAATTACTGTAATCTTTGCAACCACCACCACTAATGTGGTCCGCATACTCGTTCATCTTGTCGCGCAGCTCTTTCTTCAAGTAATCAAATACGTTGTCTTCATTACTAGCCATCTAAAGCATCTTTCGCTATCTGCATACCGGCCTTCAAGCCTTCAATCTGATCAGCAGACTGGTGCTCTGCTATCCTAGCAGCCAGTTTACCTTCTTCGATATCAAGTTGCTGACGTAATCTTTGCTGATCCAGCTCAACCTTGGCTGCGGCTTTCTGCGTATCAAGCTGCAATCTTCCCATTTCTGACTGCATACGACGTTGCGCTTCCATTTCCTTTATCTGCAACTCTTTCTGTTGCATTTGAAGTATAGGATCGTTCATTTGTTCTTGCTGATCCGCTTGTTGTTGCTCTTGCTGGTTCTTTCCAGACAACTGAGCAGCGGCCATTGCTGCAAGCCTTGATATTCTGAACTCGATATCTTCCGGTAACGGCTCTTCTGGCCCTGGTAACTCGAAACCAAGCTCCCTTTCGATCTCCATCCTGTACTGGAACGCCAAGTGTTCTTGAATATGGGCGGCCATTGCAGCACCAATAGCGTCGGCATTGGGACTTTGGGACACCAATCCCATAATCTTCGGATCTTGCATCGCTGACTGGTGAGTCTGTATGTGTGCTTCGTGATCTTGGTAGATAAACGCTTTTATAGGCTTACCATTGATGACATTCATGTTTTCTGTGACCGGATCAGTCGGATGCTGGTCATCTTCAGTCGGAACAATCTTGTCTGCGTCCCGAATATTCAATATTTCGAGCATTTGGCGGTGCAGAAGCGGCATATCGTACATCTGGGGCGCTTGTTGCGCCAATTGTAGCGCCGATTGGTACTGCATAATGCGTTGAGCCATCGTTCCAGAGTTAGGATCGCTAACAGGGATGATATCAACCCGGTCATCGAAGTCTTGAGCCACCAATGGCTCCTTATCTTCGTCGTATGGGTACGTTTCAGGCCCAAAATCATGCACAACATTTGATAAAAGCCGCAATTCAACCCGCATAGAGGCGTGTAACCGCGCCTGAACCGCGCTCATCACCTTCATAGAGCGTTCTAAGATGGCTAACGTGGTGCCAACAGGGGCTTCTGCGTTCATATCCGCAGCTTTTACGTCTGCTGCGGAGGCAAAACGTCGGCCTTCCTCCACAATATCGCCCATAAGCTGGTACAAAACGCTGCTTGGCTCTTTGTAAGGCAAGAAACTGATGTTTTCGCCAATTGAACCGCCCGGAACATCCACGTCTCGGAACTCACCCGGCATAATCGGGGTGTCATCACCCTTGATTCGCAGCCCTCGCGCCTTCAATCCACCCGGTAGGTTGGCTAATGTGCCAGCATCGACCAGTTGACGCAGTAAAGAGGTCGCAGATTTGGCTAATCCACCAATCATGTGGAGCAAACCAAAGCCATAAAACCCTAAACCAGGCATATATTGGTAGTGAACGAAGTGTTGTCGGCGCATTTTGCGCTCATCATCCTCGTACCAGTTACGCCTGATCGCCAAAATCGTCCCAGAGGACTGTTCAATCGTCACCACATACGGTAGCTGTATGCCGGTTTCTTCACCTTTTTCTGTATCCTCGAACCCAGGCAGGTCAAGATCGACGTGCATCTCCAGCAACGTGTGCCGGTAGTCCATGTCGTAGTTTGCTGTATCGCCTGTCAGCTCGTTGTATTTCTTTTCGATCTTGTCGTAATCGGGTGTCGGCGCTGCAAGATCTACGTCCATGTAAAATCCAGAGACCTGGAGCTTGCGAACCTCATTGGCGCTACGCCGCATCACTTGCGTTGCTCTTTCACAGGTCGCTAGGTCAGAGGCACCATAGCTAACAACAAAATCCTCTGCCGGAACAAACATACTGCACGGTCTGTCCATGTTCGGATCGAAGTACACCTTGCGGAAAGCTGATCCTGCCAACGGCAAAGAAAACAATAATCTCTCTGTTTCGGTGCGATATTCTGTCATCCGCTCTGTCAGCAGATAATTCAGGTAATCCTGAACACGATTAGACTGTTCTTCCTTCTCAGCGGTAATAACACCCACAACCGCTGTTTTTGCTGGGCCAGAAGCAGGGAACAATTCTTGGATAGATTGAGACTGGAAACGAATAACCGCCTCAGTCAGCAGCGGGTGAAACACACCACAGGCACCGTCCCACGGTGTGGTCCTGTCTTCATGCTTTAGCCCCAGCAGATCAAGACCCTGTATGTAGGTCCGTTCCCAATCAGCACGGCTATCTTTGTCGGCCTTGAACGATCCAATCAACTCAGACGCTATTGCATCTAAATCACCCTCATCGATGTACTCGGCAAGGTTTGCATCGTGAGGCACAGCGCCTTCAGGCACCACATCTGGATCAAAGTCGATGATCATGCCGCCGTCTTCCGTTCCAATAGAAACGGCCTCTGGGTTTACGATCTCGATCTCAAGATCAGGCTCGCCTTCTTCACCAGCAGAAAATAGATTCGCTGGCGGCGATAGTGGTTGGTCTACAGCCATTTATCCGTTCAGCTTGAACTTTTGTGTACGGGCAGCACCAGAACCTCTGACAGGCATGTTACCGCCCTCTTTTCTTTGGATAGCGGTAGGACCACCGTTAGCCATCATCTTGGTGCTCATCCTGATTTTGCCGCCTTGCCGCATTTTGCCTACGCCATCAGCAGCATAAAAGGGCACCATTTGTCCGTCTTTCTCGACCATAGGCAGCTTACCGCCACCCTTGTAACCTTTGGTCTTCATTTTGCCGCCGCCCATGTAGCCTTTAGTCTTCTTTTTCATCATCGTCCTCGGAATAAAGATTATCAAAGACCTGGTTTACATCCAGCGTGTAATCTAGGTCAGACTTACTGTAGTGAATGTGTTGCGACGGCCTGAAGTCAGGAGCGCCTTCACCTAGTTCCCACCATGCAGGGTGAGAAACTCGTACACGGTTATTGGGCAGTGCGACAATGTTTCCTGTCCACTTGCCAGCATCCAGCAGCTCCATCACATGAGACTGCTTGTGTTGTGCCGGATCATCAGCAATCTCATTGTTGGTGTAGTCTACCGTAAATAAATACTTTGCCGGGTAAAACTCACCATCGATCTTTGCTATCCAAGGGCACGGCGTACAACGGTCTAAGACGTACACCGAGTGCTCCCTAGAGCTGCAATCCCAAGGCTGCGCTGCCCAAGTCGGCATCGGTTCAGGCCAAGCATCAAAAGGTGTGTCACCCACCAAGCCTGTGATCGGCATCCTCGCCCACATGGCACCACCATGCACATTGGGCATGTCATCATCGTCGTAGCTTTCTGCGCCAGTAAACACCACCTGGAAGCTCAAACTACGGCAAGGCATCGTTGTGACGGCAATTGCCATCGCGTGTAGAAACTCACCGTGGTACTTGATGTGGTTGTGCGTATATTCTTTTCGCACCCAGCACTTGAAGTACGGTATGTTGCTTTGCAAAAAAGCCATTAATAATAGTTCGCTCTTCTGCTGTAGTGTGGCTCGTCCTCTTCGTCAGTATTGAGCTTGAGGAAGCCACCTTGGCGAAATCTCAGCAAAGCCTGCGTCGATGAGTCCACTAGGTCATCATGTTCACCAGCAGGGAAAGCAGCAAACTCTTCGATCACTTCCTCTGCAAATCTTGTCGATGGTGCCCACACAATACCTGACGCAAACAGATCTGACACCGCGTTCACCCGGCTAATCTTATCGTTGCCACGAGACGGGGTGTACTCTGCGACAGGTATACCCATTGCCCGTAGCTCAAAGATCAGTGGTGTACCAGCAGCCTTTGCCTCCACAATCGTGGCATCGGGTTGCCAGTCAACATAAAACTCTTGTGCCGCCTTTTTCAGTTCAGGGAACTCTAAACGCTCCTTGAAGGCATCTAGCAAGATGATATTCGGTTGAGTGACACCATCGTCATCCGGGCGATAAAACACGCCCCAGGTAGTGCAAGCAGAGTAGTCAGAGCGTTGCGTCTTGAGAAACGCGGTATCCCATGACTGAATAATAAACTCACAAGGCGGTGGACGCTCTTCTTCCCATTCACGCCACCACTCTCGCTTAACTAATGCACCCTCCTCGGAAGTCGGGTTCTGCTGGTACTGGGCGTTCCATTTAGGCGACGGCAGTTCATTACGCAGCGCCGTCAGCTCTTCCAATGACCAGAACTCCGGCCATAAGGCGTTTCCTGAAGGCATGATCGCTGGAAACTCAATCACCTCCCATTCATCGACACCAACACGTTGAACGGATGATTTAATGATCTGTCCAGTCAAATCCCGCTTATGCCAGCGGGTCATCACAACAATGATGGCACCACCCGGTTGTAGTCGTTGTCGCGGTCCTGACGTGTACCAGTCATACACCCGATCAAAGACACTGGGATCTGCACTCTGGCCTTCCTGCTCAGAATGCGGGTCATCTATGATTAATAGATCGGCACCTTTACCTGTTACAGCACCACCCACACCAATAGCGAAGTATTCACCATTCCTACTGGTGCTCCATCGCCCAGCAGCCTTGCTATCAGATCGTAACCCCAAATCAGGGAACACCGATTTGTAGTCATCACTATCTACGAGGTTTCGCACCTTGCGGCCAAAGCCAACGGATAACTCAGCGGTGTGTGCGGTCTGGATAATCTTTTTGTCTGGAAACTTACCTAAAAACCAAGCAGGCAACAGATAGGAAGCAAACTCTGATTTGGTATGCCTGGGCGGCATATTCACAATTAATCTTTTGAGTTCACCCTTCGCCACGCGCTCAAAGGCATCAGCCATGATCTTGTGGTGCCGACCTTCAATAAAAGCAGGCCATACATACTTGGTGAAACCCATGAAGCTTTCACGGGCAGACTCTTTCTTCTCAGCTTCCTCAAGATCCTCCAACAAGGAAAGGATCTCTTTCTGCTCTTCCAAAGGCATATCAGGAAGGGCTTGCAGTAATCTTGAGTCAATTCTCTTTGACAAAACTTATCGTGAGCCTTTCATCGTCAGCCTTCTATCGTAAGCTATCGTTTGTAGCTTTCGTTCGAAGCCTTCTTTTGCCTGCTTACCCGGCCCCGACCCCCCAAGGGGCCGTTCTAAGCCTTCGAGTGATAGCTTTCTATCGTAAGCTTACGATGAACAACTATCGTCTATGTTAGCAGATTCGTTGACTTGACAAGCTTTGTCAACCTACACGACAAAAAAATTTATATTTTTTTTAGGGGGCTGGGACTCCTGGCGTAAATCCCTACAAAAAAAGGGGGCACGTTGTATGTTGTATGTTGTATTAGCCAGAAAAAAGGGGTATTTGTTTGAGCGTTTTACTATGTATATATAGGTGGGTGCGCGTGTGCGTTAGGGGGGGTGTGGGGGTGCAGCCAGGATCGCCTGGTCAGGGAAAAACGTGCGCCTTTATCTAACGGTTGTACTATGTTGTGCGACATTATCTAACCG